CCATAAACAATAGACAATATCTACCTAGAAATATAAATTTCTTCGGTAAGTTAGAAAATGTAACTAGAGCAGATCTATCTGCAGAAGAATGGTTTAAAAGAAATAAAAATTTAGAAATAGAAAAACTTACAATAGACGGAGAACATTATCCAAAAGAAATACACGATATGATAGCAAAAGAATATTTTTCATATGTTAGGAAATTATCATTGACAAAGTTTTAAATAACAGGTATAATATTATTATTAACGGCAATCCTCTGCCTCAACATCGGAGAAAAAAGTATGTCAGTAGAAAGTAAAATAGATTGGTCAGAACAAGATGCACTGGTCCCAGTCAGTGAAATAATCGTAAACAGAATTAAACAAGATGGTGGTAGATATTGGGCAGGTGATAACATATCAAAATATATTACTGATGCTGAGAAAAAACCATTGATTGATGAAATCACAGGAAAATTTGAAGGTGTGTTAGATAGTTTAATCATTGACAGACACAATGATCCAAACTCAAAGGGCACTGCTCGTAGGCTCGCTAAAATGTATATCAACGAGATTATGGCAGGCAGATACGAACCTGCTCCAGATGCTACTGCTTTCCCTAATGATGGTCCAGGTGCTTACAAAGGTATGTTGGTAGTTAGAAGCGAGCTACGCAGTATTTGTAGCCATCATCATCAACCAGTGGCTGGTGTAGCATACATTGGTATTATTCCTAATGGTAAGGTTATTGGACTATCTAAATACACACGTATCGCACAATGGTGTGCGAGGAGAGGCACTCTACAAGAAGAACTATGTAATGACATAGCTCGTGAGATTAAAAAGGCGACTAACAGCAAGCACGTTGGTGTTTATATTCAAGCGACACACGGTTGTTGTGAAAACAGAGGCATTATGGCACATTCAAGTTTAACACAGACTACAGTATTAGAAGGCGCATTCAAAGATGACTCCTCAGTACGTAATGAGTTCTTTGATGATATCAAACTACAGCAAGAATTTGCTCCACGATAATGTTTAAGCCACTACGAGATGATTTGATGGTACAGCAACAGGTTTCCAACAGTTGGGAACACTTCGTTGGTGTTATCATGTTGAATCAGACAGGACGCAAGCCTGTCAAGACGGTGCTTCCAGAGTTCTTATATTGGTTTCCACAACCTAAGAATCTATTAGAAGCAGATGAAGAGTTCGTAAAAAGCATCATCGCTCCATTGGGTATGGTTAATGTCCGCTACAATAGATTGATAGGCATGAGCCGTGACTACTTGACTTGGGACGGAAATGATGCTACAATGTTATACGGAATAGGCAAATATGGATCAGATTCTTATGAGATTTTCTACAAAAATAATTACTTTACTCGGCCAACTGACAAAGAGCTTAAGAGATATTTGGAAGAAGAAGTTTTCCCTAATATTGAGTTTGCTTGAGAAATTAGGCAGGAAAAGAGTAATCTACGACAGAGAAGATAACGAACCTTACTTGATAAGGTATTATCTATTGTTGAAAGAACGCCGTTGGTTTCCTTTCAACATATTCCTACATAAATTCTTAAAGAGTGATCCTAGCGATTTACACGACCATCCGTGGCCTTTTATCAGCATCATGATAAAGGGTGGTTATTTTGAATGGACCTATGAATACGATGGCAAGGGTAACGAACTGCCACCCAAGCGTGAATGGATTACCGCCCCAAGCATAAGATTCGCAAGAGCTAATAGATTCCATAGGATTGAATTACAAGAAGGAGTTGATGCTTGGACATTGTTCATTCCAGGTCCCCAGATTAAAGAATGGGGATTCAAAGTAAAAGGTCGTTGGATAGAAAATTCTAAATATCTAGGATTAAAGAAAAGAGGTAAGTTATGAAACGTATAGTATCATACGATGAGTATCGAGGACTAGTAGCAGACATATGTAATCAGATAGCTAAGAGATCTTGGCGTCCTGACTATATAGTTGGCTTGACCCGTGGAGGATTGTTACCTGCTGTGATGATTAGCCAATACTTCGATATTCCAATGCACGCTCTAAAGATAAGCCTTAGAGATCACGTAGAACACGAAAACAACCTATGGATGGCAGAAGATGCCTACGGTAAAGGTGAGAATAAAGGAGAATACAAAAGGATATTGGTAGTGGATGATTTAAATGACACAGGTAGCACACTAAACTACCTGATGGATGATTGGATGAAATCTACCAACTACAATGATCCAGAATGGAACGAAATTTGGAATCACAATGTACGTTTTGCTGTAGTGTTTGACAAACTATCTAGTGGATGCAGAGTCGAAATGGATTATGTAGGTGAAGAGCTTGACGAGGAACGCGGAGAAGATTGGATAGTTTTTCCTTATGAGGACTGGTGGCGATGAGACACGTTTATACTGAGCAACCAAGAAACGTAAAATTCAAGAGGCTAACCCTACACACAGGACGAACCCTCGATGGTTGGATACAGGAAGAGAATACGATGTTAGGCAAACCTACTATAAGGTTTCATGTAGCGTTAGACAGTTCAGGAAAATACTGTGGATCAGCACATTGGATCGCTGTAGATGAGGTTGCCAAAACAGAAGACCTAGCATATGATCCACACAAAACAGGAAAAAAGATTAACTGGCTATGAGGGTAGAAGTTCCATATGTTAATCAAGGTGAGGTATGGTGGAATGAGCTCACCGCTAGGATCGTACAGCGTTTCGGTTTGCCAGGTGATAAGTATGAGACTACGGTAGCGTGGAATTGGATGGCATTTGATTTCAAAAATGAGCGAGATGGTATGCTTTGCAAATTAATGTTGAGTGATTATCTTGATTAATTTAACAAAAGAGTGTATAATATTAATATATGAGCAAGATTAAAGTAGCAGAATTATTTTACAGCATACAAGGCGAAGGCAGATATATGGGAGTGCCTAGCATATTCTTACGCACATTTGGATGTAATTTTAAATGTGCCGGGTTTGGTATGCCTCAAGGAGAACTTACAGATGAGTATAAAAAAATTAATCCAGATGATTATGACAGTTATCAATCCCTTCCTTTGGTTAGTACTGGTTGCGACTCTTATGCTTCTTGGGACCCTCGCTTTAAGCATCTTAGCCCTGTTGTGGATAGTGATGGGCTTGCGAGAGATATTGTTGCGTTATTGCCCGCAAAAGAGTGGAAAGAAGAGCATTTAGTTATTACAGGTGGTGAGCCTTTGCTAGGTTGGCAACGTGCTTATCCAGACTTGTTAGATCACGAGTATATGCAAGGGTTGAAAGAGATAACATTTGAAACTAATGGCACACAAGAACTGTCAAAAGAATTCCAAGAGTATCTCATCGATTGGAGATTGACTAGAGGTTATGATGCTATTACATTTAGTGTCAGTGCTAAACTTCCTTGTTCAGGTGAAAAGTGGGAAGATGCTATCAAACCCGATGTAGTTAAAGTTTATGAGGAAGTGGGTTATACATATCTAAAATTTGTTATAGCCACAGAACAAGATGCTGAAGATGCTGAGAGTGCTATCAAAGAATATAGAGATGCAGGATTTGAAGGCCCTGTGTATTTGATGCCGGTAGGTGGTACAGAGTCAGTATATCATATGAACAATAGACAGGTAGCGGATCTAGCGATGAACATGGGATTGAGATATTCAGACAGATTGCAGGTACCGTTATTTAAAAACGAGTGGGGGACATAATGTTGAAAGATTTATTGGCAAAAGTAAAAGGTAAGTTCAACAAGAAAGACATCGCTAAAGGTTACAGCAAGAAAAAAGAACTAACACCTAAAGAGATAGCGACTAAAAAAGGCGAACCTTATATCGAAGTATTGACTACACAGGTTAATAAAGATAACATCCGCAATGGTTTCTTTGAGCTTGACTGGAACGAACAATTCATAGTACAATTAAAGCAAGAAGGTTATGGCTTTGATGGTGACAAAGATGAAGAAATCGTGGATCGTTGGTTCCGAGAAGTTTGCCGTAACGTGATAGCAGAAGAAGAGATGGATGTTGAAATAAGAACAGGAAACTTAAACGTAGAAGCAGTTAAGAAAGAGAACGAATGATTGTATTACGAATGGAAAGTGACCCGCCATTGACTGAATTTGCTCCTCATTATAATATTCCTATTGGAGTACAAAAGTATCTTGATATCAATTCAATCAACGAAATTAAAAAATTTTTATTAAAAAAAGAAGAAGAAATTTTAAAAAAAATTCCTTATGATTATGACGGTGGCACTGAAGCTGGTAAGAATAGTGTAACTGGAAGATTCCTACACTATAATTTGTTTAATTTCATACCAGATTGCAAAGAACTACAAGGTCTTTTTGATTTCTTAAAAGAAAGCTATTTTGAATTTATCAATCAAGAAAATCTCGAACCGAGAGAAACAGAAATTGTAGGATGGTTCAATGCGTTGCGTAAAGGTGAAAGAATACACGAACATTCACACGGATTTGGAAACGATGTTTATCTAAGTGGAAATATTATTTTAGATGATGTTGATACACATACACGATACCGATGCCCCTACAACTATGATACAGAAATTCCTGTATTAAACAGCAAGGGACTCTTGACAATCTTCCCAAGTTACGTGTATCATTATAGTGATACTTATGAAGGTGACGATGTTCGACACAGCATAGCATTTGATATTAGAATTCCAGGCATAGAAGATAACACAAGAAAAGCAATTAAATTTACTTAGGATTAACATGACATATATTTTAGTAGACACAGCGAATACATTTTTCCGTGCTAGACACGTAGTTAGAGGAGATGCTGACATCAAGTTAGGTATGGCATTTCACATAACACTAAACAGCATAAGGAAAGCGTGGCGTGACTTTAATGGTAGCCATGTTATATTCTGCTTAGAAGGACGGAGTTGGCGCAAAGATTATTACGAGCCATACAAGCGCAATCGTTCAGATGCCCGTGCCGCACAGTCAGAAACAGAGCAAGAAGAAGATCGTGTGTTTTGGGAAGCGTTTGATACGTTCAAAGATTTCGTACACGAAAAGACTAACTGCACAGTAATACAACATCCACAACTAGAAGCAGATGATTTGATAGCAGGATGGATACAGAGCCATCCAGATGACGATCACGTTATCATATCAACAGACTCGGACTTTGGACAATTGATAGCGCCTAACGTGAAACAGTATAATGGTGTATCAGAAACTACTATCACTCACGAAGGATACTTTGATGATAAAGGTAATCCTGTGATTGATAAGAAAACTAATGAGCCTAAGAAAGCACCTGATCCAGAGTGGTTGCTGTTTGAAAAATGTATGAGAGGTGATACGTCAGACAACGTATTTTCAGCATATCCAGGTGTGCGTACTAAAGGTACTAAAAACAAAGTAGGATTGACAGAAGCATATGAAGATAAGAATTCAAAAGGATTTTCGTGGAACAATCTGATGCTACAGCGTTGGACAGATCACGAAGGTAAGGAGCATAGGGTGTTAGAAGATTATGAGCGCAATCGTAGATTGATTGATTTAACAGCACAACCTGATGATATCAGGGCGATAATCAATGAAACTATAAACACCGCAACATCTGCTAACAAAAGCATAAGCCAAGTTGGAATACGCTTGATGAAATTCTGTCATCTATATGATTTACAGAAGATAGCGGATCAAGCACAGAGCTATGCGGAACCATTAAATGCGAGGTATCAACAATGACTATAGAATTACATGCAAAAGCGATCATAGACGATAAGTTTTGGATCGTCGAAAAAAATGGCGTAAAGTTTGCTACATTACGTAAAAATGACGAGAACAAGTTTGTTTTAAGCAACGAAAACGGCATACAGGTTTATCAGAACGAATCTGCACTTAAAAAGACATTTGGTAAAGATTTCTTTACAGTTAATATCATAAAAGAAGCAGAACACGCAGAACCTAATGAAGTCCATGGTTTTCCTACCAGTGTAAGACCTCATAACTCTATGTATGACATAGTAAAGAAACTTCCTTTATTCACTAAGAGTTCTGACAGTAAAAGTTTGTATTGTGCTGGCTACTACACTATTAAGTTTGAAAAAGGTTGGGTAAAAAGTTTCTGTCCTAAACTAATAACTTTACAGCGTTACGATTATCGTGGTCCTATGAAAACAGAACTAGAAATGAAACAGGTACTAGCACATGTCTCAGCAAAATAATTTACCAACGAATTTACCGTCAGTTGAGAGATTGCTACAACGTGTAGCCGCCGCTGAAAAGAGCCAACAGAAAGATATACGCATATCTATACAAGAAGCTAGGGAATTAACAGCAGAACTAGCTATCATGACATCTAAGCTAGGTAAAACCGTTCAGGAAATACACGCTATGCTATCTCAAATACGTGAATCAACCACCAATATCGATGTGAAGTTTGACGGGGGAGGCTTCTAATCAGGATAAATATATACGTATTTAATTAAGCGTATTTTTATCATGAGTAGACCTAAACCAAAAGTTTTGCTTGAATTTACAAACAAAGACACATATAAAGTAGAACAGATACTTGAGAGCGATGCTATCTGGGCAGTATTCTATCAGAATAAACCATTCAATCTCAAAAGTGGTAGTATGGTTTCCAGTTATCCTGGACCTAAATACAAGAAAGTATCGTTTAGTAACCCCGGACACGCATACAATCTAGCTAAGAAACTCAATCGTATGTTCAAGTCAGAAGAATTCATCGTTGTAAAGCTCACCCAAGGGGAGAAGGTAGGTTAGCATGGATGTAAAGGATACCTACACAACGGTATTCCTCAAAGCCGCGAACAAGGATGCCGACCCTAAAA